ATTTTTAGCACTCAAGTATGCCTTCTTCTCACTCTCACTCATGAGAGCAAAAGAGTCTTCTCGTTCCTGCCATTCCTTGAACTTGTCCTTTAGATCTCCACCTCCAGTAAATAGCCGGTACATCTCTTCGGGATTTTCGATGTTCTCATTTAGCAGATCAATCATCTCTTTTTGATCATTGAAAGATTTGGTCATATCAGCGAGCTGAGATTTAGCTTCATCCCTCTCCTTCTGGTAACGAGCCTGTGCAACATACTTCTGATACACTCTCGTAATGTGGTCTCGATTATTAAAATCAATCTTGACATTCTTTCCATCGGCTTTTACTGTGATAACATCGGGTAGCTCAGAGCTTTCTTCCTCTTCGGCTTCCTCTGATTCGGATTCCTCCTCCTCTGATTCTTCCTCTTCGGAACTCTGTTCATCTTCGTCACCTTGGGGAACTGCTACTTCCTCCTCAGTATTTACCTCTGCGTCTTCAGGGTCTGTCTGAATTTCTTCAGAGGACTCTGTGGAATCTTCTCCTGCACCTGAGCCAAAGATATCATCGATGGCGGATGAAATTGATTCTTCCTGTTTCTTCTGTAGAGTTGACGAACTCATATGCGATCTCCTTTGCAACGTCCCGAAGGATAGCTACGATTGTTCTGACGTCCCGAAGGATAGCCAGTGTCCCTGAATTGGGAACGGAGTTATGGTAGTGGTACTGAAGGTAGGGGTTGTCCTTGCCCCATCTGAGGAGTCTCTAGTCCTCCTAATCCTTCTGAAGGAGGAACTGCTTGGAGAGGGGCTCCGCCCTGACCTCCTTGACCTCCTGTAGGAGCTGCAGGGTCTTTACCTGCCGCTAGTTTTATTCTATCTATGATATGCTGTTCGATAAGAATCTGAACCTTAGGCTCTAGATCTCGGAACTCTGCAAGAAGTTTTTGGCTGCAATTAACATATTCTTGTGATCTGACATCTTACGAGGTTGGATATATATCTCACCCTGTCCCATAATTATCTGATCGAATATCTCGGTTTGACGTTCCTTAGCCTGAGATACTATATCATGTGTCGATCCCAATTCATTGAGCTTCAACATTTCCATAAGGGTTCTAGGTTCTACCCCTGCCTCTTTAAACAACGGCATAAGGGCCATAATCTCTTCTCGTCTACTTGTAGGATCTAGAGATAAACTAGAACCGTATTCTACAACCAAATCAAATCCACCAAAGATGTCTGCACCCTTTAGGCTGTAGGTCTGCCAAGCTCTTTCTTTACCAAGAACCTTAATAGTTCTTTCGTCTTTCCAGTGCTTTTGGGCAACGGCTAGATATGATCTGAACACACCTTCCACCAGAAGTACGTACTTATTAAATAGTCTTCTACGAATCATATTACCTTGATTGGTGGCGTACTGCATTGAGAACCCTGATTGCTCCCTCTCTTGCTTACCATACATAGAGTCGTTGACACCTGCCATGTCATCAATACCACCATGGTGCTTATCACGCATTTGATTTACTTCTGGCATGAGCTTAGGGACTTCAAAATAATGTGGATCTCGTCCACCAGTAACCCTTACAATCTCCCAAGGAGTATCTTTGATAGAGTCCTCGGCAATGTCAGCACCTTCAGGAAGGATAATTCGACAATAGCCGTGAGCTGCAATGTTCTCCATATTAAGAGAGTCTAGTTTATTAATTGTTTCCTGAGCTGGTGCAGCGTACTCGATGAAGCTCTTTCCATAAGGAGAGTCTACGATATCGATATCAGTTAGAATATGATAAGGAAGTCGTGCGATCTCAGGACCTCGATCCACCTCAAGACCTAGTGCCTCTGCGTCTACTTGCTTCTTTAATTCTATAGGATCTTGACTAGGCTCATAGAATTTGAAAGGACTAGTTTGTACGGGGTCAAGTAGCACTCCGTCTTCAGTCATAGAGGCGAATCGTCCTTGCATTCCGTTAACCGGCAATCCCTTTTCATAATACAAATACACAGGTATCTTGGTCTCTTTAAGACGTACCTTATGATTCTGTTGTTGCTTTATAGTTTCATCTTCTACATGCTTCTGTGCTTGCTTGAGGGCCTCTTCCTTATCTGGCCATCTCATAATACACTCGTCCATAGAAAGCCAAACTCTCTCGAACGTATATTCTACTTCTTTCCACTTCCTGGCATGAGGGTCAATCCACACATCCCAGATAGTGAGAGGGTTTAATACGAAATCTCCTGTCATGGTAAAGCCATTACTATCAGGATCGTACTCTTTGAACTCACCCTTCGTAGGATCAAAGTCCGTCTTCATGAAACCTGTACCATATAATAAGGTCTGACAATTATTCAGATCAAACATCTCCTGCATAGAGTAAGCCCGGATACCGTGCCGACAAACTCGATCTGCAGCATCAGCTCTACGTTTATCAGTGGGGTCACTGGAGGAGGGACGTGCCTGCACGGTAGGAGGATTAGCACTCATCTGAGCGTTCAAGAATCTGTGATGCTTGAATATATAGTTTACAGTGGTGTTGTCTTCTTCACCCTCTGTAAAGAATCTTTGAAGTAATTCACTAGTAACAGGTCCCTTGTAATCGTATGTTTCTTCTGCTAGTGCATTATATAATAGGACTTCGTTGTATCTCCATTGCTCTTCAAATTGAAGACGCATAAGTTTACAGTCATGTAGACGGTCTTGAATGATCCGTCTTCCCTTAGCTTGACTCCATGGCTTAACTCTTATTAGCATTCTTCTTCTTTCTCTTGTTTTTGAACTGTGCTAGTGCCTTCTTTAAATAACTTGAGTTCTCCACCTGAGGGACCTCATAGGCTACTGGCTGTTGATGGTCAAATCCTAAACCCTCGCACCGTTCCTTGGGCGAATGCTGCTGTTGGCAATGTGTACATTCTTCATAAGCTTCTGGAGTTTGTCTAGAAGGCATAACAAGTCGTACATCAAATTTAAACCCGCCTCCCACGATAACGCCTCCTTCCACTTACTCTTAGACTACGAGTTTCTTTCACTGCTCGTAGTGTTCGGGTGTTAACAATATTCTGCTCTTTAACTCTCCATAAGAGATAAGTGCAGTATATAATAGCTAAGATATGTATCAAATACAAGTTATCTTCTCCTGCCTCGTTTTCCTCGTCGTTGTATTCGAGGATTACCCTTCTTTGTTACCTCTGCTCCGGCTATCATTCTATTCTGCATAGTCTGCATCAGGTATTGATCTCTAGTCTTTGCCTTAGGTTCCTGTGCCTTAGTGGGCAATAGGTCTATTAAGTATTGTAGGGCATCAAGTAAATGTAGTCTTTGAGATCCCTTTATCTTACCTAGTGCTTCGTCCTGCCATTGGGCACGAGTGAATTCGTTGAAGAGTTCCTGAAGGTCCTTGTCAAAAGTAAGCCACCCATCTATAAGGGCTTGCTGTAGATTAGTTATAAGTTCTTTCTTTCTTCCATGTTTCTTTATTCCAACCCAAGGATCTTTATTCTTTATCCTATTAGGTTCCTTAGCGAGCTTATTAAACTCAAGTATGAAAGAAGTTTCATGTGTATCATATATCTTCCGGACAACATTTGTGTCCCGTATGCTCTTGTCTATGTCTTCTACAAGATCAGAGTAAGCCTCACCTCCTGTAGTATATTCTGCCTTTACTACATGCCAACCCCAAGGAGCCCTAGTAGCTCCTACCAATCCACCTTTACCACTAGCAGCAGGGTCGTAGGCAATAGCGTGTTCGTCTTGTAACGAGTACCCTTCGGGTCTATTCCGAGTATGTCGATGCTTATCGAAGGGGAATACTCTTTCATCCGAGTCCATCCAGTCACCGTATAATACGGCGTTCCTCACCATCTCGGGTAAGCTAGCGGCTTCTGCTAGTATAATCTCCTGTTTCTCTGGACTCTGATTGATAGGATTGTCTAATTTTCCAAACTGATACTTCTTACCTACTTTGGAATCTACATTCTCTACCATATCCTTAATCTCTGGATTGCTTGTCTTTGGAGTGAAAGTACAAAGCAATATACCTAACTTAGAAGTTACCCTTTGGATAGCCTCCTCTAGGTATAAATAATGATCAGGCATCTCATCAATCCAAACAAAGTGTGCTACATATGATTGGATCTTCTCTTTACTTACTATCGCCTTATCATGGGATAAGAATATAATCTTATTTCCATTCTTGAGATTCAATGCACTGGCAAGTGTATT